CATTGCATAACCGCGCTATCGGTGCTCAAAGCACCGGATAGGGATACCGCAGGTCAGCTCATTGCTGCAGAACAAACGGACTTGAGGAGAAGTCTCTTGACCCGGAATGTGGGTTGAGTGTTGATGATGCTAGGTCTTATTGTGACAAGCAGTCTGAGTTTGGTGAGTTAGCTTCAGTGCCTCATGCAGATCAGTACTATGTCCATAATGACTGTCAGTGTAATCAGCTCTTGGCTTGCACTAACCGTGTAGTTTGTAATTGGATTAAACCCGAGGACCAAGCAATCGAGAGGCTCAAGGGGCTGGCCAGAAAGCTTGCCGATCATTTCGGTAAGCGACAGCCCCTGAGCTTTGCAGATTGGACGTCTAATTTCGCTGGCAGGAAAATGCAGCGCTACAAGGACGCACAGGCAACCTTGGAAACAATCCCGTTGTGTCGCAAAGACAGTTACATACAGGCATTTGTCAAGTTGGAGCGTCTCGTTGATCCTGGAAAGGATCCGAGGATGATTCAGGCCCGTGGGGCGAGATATAATATAGAGCTCGGTAATTACTTAAAAGCAATCGAGCACGATCTATATGAATTGAGGGGCGTTGGTCGCCTAGCAAGTATCCTCCCACCCGGCAGAGTCGTTGTCAAAGGTCTCAACCAAGAGGCCCGCGCCGCTCTCATTCAAAGCAAATGGTCACGGTTCAAACGGCCAGTACAGTTAGCACTCGACTGCTCGAGGTTTGATGGACATTGTTCACGCAAACTATTGGAAGTCGAACACCTAGTATACAATAGAGTGTTTGATTCACCATATTTGCAGAAGATATTGTCTTGGCAACTTCGAAATAAGTGCTTTACTAAATCTGGGGTCAAATACGAGACAGAAGGTCGCCGAATGAGCGGTGACATGAACACAGCATTAGGAAATTGCGTCCTAATGATCCTCATGGTTGCAGATGCAATGAAGCTCATAGGAGCGAAACCTAACCAATGGGATATAGCTGATGATGGCGATGATTGTTGCCTCCTAGTGGAGGAAGACATAGCTGAAGTAGTGCAATTCAGTCTGCCGAGACTGTTTAGAACCTACGGTCATGAGCTTAAGATTGAGAGTATTGCCAGGAACCTGCAAGAAGTTGAACTTTGTGGTTGTAAGCCGATTCGCGTCGGTGGAAAACTCAAAATGATTCTTAAACCAGGTCGAACAATGGGCAAAGCTCTTACTCACCCAAAGGTGTGGGCATTACCTTTTCGAGCCGCATATGTAGCTACCGTTGGACAGTGTCACATGGCACTCAACAGCGGAGTTCCTATACTGCAGGAGTTTGCGCTCTTACTCAGGAGGGCGCATCCTACGTTACTGAGAGAACTTCCCCGTTCTTACCTTTATCGGTTGGGAGGGGAAACCGACCCATGGATTGCTGAGCCGTCAGTGATTACAGATGAGGCACGCGAAGATTTTAGTCTTGCATTTGGTATTACATCCGAAGAGCAAATACAAGCAGAGCGCTTCATGTCCGAAATGACAGGAGATCAATTGCTTAGGCTTGCACCGCACCGGGAGGTGCTGGCCGATAAACGAGACGACAAACATCACTCTCTCTTTTATCTTGACTAACTATCTTAGCGGAGAATCTGTATAGCGACACTCATAGTTAATCCAACATGCCTAACAACAACAACAACAAGTCTAAGCAGACAACGAAGTCCACCAAGAGTGGCAAGCAGAAGTCAGGTGCTCAAGGAAGCATGAACGGCGCCCAGCGTCAAGTTGCAGTTGCCTATGGAGGTAGCATAAGACAACGAGCTCCAACAATGAGGAGCCAAAACGGTAGCATGGTTGTAATCCACCGGGAGTATGTCTCAGACATCACTTCTGCTGCAACAACAGCCTTCAATGCCACACAACTCCCTATCAATCCAGGGATGAGTAC